ACAAAAAAGTAAAACTAGACCCTAAAAGTAACTAAATAGTACATTTAATTAGGGACAGATGAGATCACGTAAGTTATTGAAAGATAAAGACAATTAGCTACAGAAGACATAATTTAACATAATATTGTAAAAGGAGACCTTTAAAGGGCAGACGTGGTTAAGCGTAAGCTTAACTTAGGGTGACTAAAACGTCACCCGTGCACCCTGGAAGGGGACTATAAAGTGAAGCCTTAAACAGTAAAAAGACAATAAATCTTAATCTTTTGTCATAAAAAGCTTGACAAGTGCATAAAAGTATGCTAAAGTATCTTTAGAGTATACTTTAGAGCTTTAATGTATACTTTAATGTACTCTAATGCGTTAAAGTAACTTTAATGTTAAATATTAATTATTAATAAATATATAAGATAACATTAAAGTACATTAAAGATATAGGGTACTCTAAGATTTTTGTCTTAACTTACCATGTCCCAAAGGATAAACATGGAAACAGAACCGAAGAAACGTGGTCGTGGAAGACCCAAGAAGGGAGAGATTGTCGCCCTTAAGAAAAAGAATACTGGTGTTGTAGGTCGTCCCAAGGGTGATACGGCTATCATCAATGAGTACAAACTCAGAATGCTTAATTCCCCCAAGAGCGCAAAGGTGCTTGAGGCCATTTATGATGCTGCTTTGGATAATGAACATAAGAACCAAGCTGCTGCCTGGAAGTTGATTGTCGATAGGATTGTGCCTGTATCGGCTTTTGAGGCTTCAAAGCAGGGCGGTAGTACCCCAAGTATCAGTATCAACATTTCTGGCCTCCAAAGCCCTTCTGTGGGCCTTGATGAGCCTATTGAGATGGTAGAGGATGTGACGGACGTGGAAATCAAGGATTACCATGACCAGTCTTAACTTCCAACTTTTACGGTGGCAGCAAGAGGTCTTTGGGTCTAAGAAGCGATTTAAGGTGGTAGCAGCAGGTCGTCGATGTGGTAAGTCCAGGTTGTCTGCTGTTACCTTGTTGATTGAGGGTTTGAATTGTCCTGACGGTTCAGCGGTGATGTATATCGCTCCAACGCTGGGACAGGCTAGATCGATTATTTGGGATTTACTGCATGAGCTGGGTAGGCCGGTGATTAAGTCCAGTCACGTGAACAACCTTGAGATCACGTTGATAAACGGACGAAAGATTCTGGTTCGGGGAGCTGATAACCCAGACTCTTTGCGTGGTATGTCTCTGACTTATGTGGTCCTAGACGAGTGTGCATTCGTTAAGCAAGATGTCTGGGAAAAGATTATCCGAGCTTCTTTGTCTGACAAGAAGGGTAGAGCATTGTTTATTTCTACTCCTTCTGGTAGGAACTGGTTCTACAATGTGTTTAAGCTGGGCCAGGAAGAGGATGATGAGTGGAAGAGTTGGCACTTTACCACCAAGGATAATGAAACCATTGATCCGAAGGAAATTGAGGCTGCTCAAAAGACTCTCAGCTCTTTTGCCTTCAAGCAGGAATACTTGAGTTCCTTCGATACCGCAGGAGCTGACGTATTCAAGGAAGAATGGTTTAAGGAAGCGAAAGAGCCTGACTTTGGGGCTTACTATGTTGCAGTGGACTTGGCTGGGTTTGAGGATGTGGCTAAGAATGCTGGAGCATCCAAGAAGCGATTAGATGAGACTGCTATTGCTATTGTTAAGCTTTTGGATAACGGTGATTGGTGGGTTCATAGAATTGAGCATGGAAGGTGGGATATTAGGCAGACTGCTGTCAATATTCTGAAAACCATAAGGGATTTCCAACCGAGTGCAATCGGTATTGAGCGAGGAGCATTGAAGAATGCTGTCTTACCTTACTTAAACGACTTGATGAGGAAGAATAACATCTATGCCCATATACACGATCTTACTCATGGAAACAAAAAGAAGGTGGACAGAGTTATCTGGTCACTGCAAGGTCGTCTTGAGCATGGTCGAATCACCTTTAACGAGGATGAAGATTGGACTGAGTTTAGGGATCAACTCGTCATGTTCCCTACCAATGGTGTGCATGATGACCTAGTGGATGCTTTGAGTTATGTCGATCAGCTTGCGGTTGCTAACTACAACGCTGATTATGAGGAAGATGAGTTTGAAGTTCTTGACCCTATAAGTGGATACTGACTATGAAACAAGGATTGTACGCAAACATCAACGCCAAGCGTAAGCGCATCGAGGCTGGTTCTGGTGAAAGAATGAGGAAACCTGGAAGCAAGGGTGCTCCCACGGCTCAGGACTTCAAGGACTCTGCCAAGACCGCCAAGAAGGGAAAGAAAAAGAATGGCTACTGATCCAAGACTTGCTCGTGCTGGTGTTAGTGGTTACAACAAACCAAAGAGAACACCAAACCATCCTACAAAAAGTCACATTGTTGTGGCTAAGGATGGTGATGAAATTAAAACAATTCGCTTTGGACAGCAAGGCGTACAAGGTTCTCCTGAAGGATCGGCCCGTAACAAGTCTTTTAAGGCTAGACACGCAGAGAATATCGCCAAGGGACGCATGAGTGCGGCATGGTGGTCCGACCAAGTGAAATGGAAAGGTAAATAATGGACGATAACGAATACGAAGAAGGCTACGAGGAACCCACAGAAAGCGAGCGAGAGCTTGTTGATTTTGTGATCGAGCATACCAACCGTTGGCGTGACTACCGTGACACTAACTTTCTAGCTGACTGGGATGAGTACGAGCGTATCTTCCGTGGTCGCTGGAGTGCTCTTGATAAGACAAAAGAGACTGAGCGTAGTCGTCTGGTGTCTCCTGCAACGCAACAGGCTATCGAGACCAGGCACGCTGAGGTCATGGAAGCTATCTTTGGTCAAGGCGAGTTCTTTGACATCAAAGACGACATCATGGATGTGAATGGTAATCCTCTTGATGTTGAAGAAATCAAAGCAAAACTGAATGAAGATTTTAAACAAGACAAGATTATCAAAGCTATTGATGCTGTTGAACTCATGGCTGAGATCTACGGCACTGGCATTGGTGAGATTCTTGTCAAGGAAGTAACTGCCTTCCGTCCTGCTACCAAACCTATCCCTGGCGTGGCTGGTACAGCGGCTATCGGTGTTGAAGAATATACCCGCATCAGTGTTCCTCTGAAGCCGGTGAATCCCCGTAACTTCCTGATTGACCCCAATGCTGACAGCATCGAGGATGCGCTCGGAGTGGCAATTGAGAAGTATGTCTCCATCCACAAAGTGGTTCAGAACATGGAGAATGGAACCTATAAGAAGGTTGACATTGGTTCTGATTACGGCACACAGGAGCTGGAACCCACCCAAGACGAGACTCAGTACCAAGACGATAAGGTCAAGCTGTTGACGTATTATGGTCTGGTTCCTCGTGAGTATCTGGAAGAAGGCGAAGAGAAAGAATACGAAGAGCTGTTCCCTGAAGGTTCAGAGGCTGACGAATACTGTAACTTGGTTGAAGCCATTGTGGTGATCGCCAATGACGGTATCCTGCTGAAAGCTGAAGCTTCTCCGTACATGATGAAAGATCGTCCTGTGGTGGCGTATCAAGACGATACGGTTCCTGGGCGCTTCTGGGGTCGTGGGACGGCTGAGAAGGCTTATAACATGCAGAAGGCTATTGATAGCCAGTATCGCTCTATGCTGGACTCTATGGCCTTGACCACCGCCCCTATGGTGGCTATGGATGCTACCCGACTGCCTCGTGGGGCTAAGTTCGAGGTTCGTCCTGGTAAGGCAATCCTGACCAACGGAGCACCGTCAGAGATCCTGATGCCGTTCAACTTTGGGCGCACTGACGGAACCAATGCTGCTGCGGCTCAGAACTTTGAGCGTATGTTGTTGCAGGCCACTGGTACGGTGGACGCTTCTGGTATGCCTACGCAGGCTCCTCGGGATGCTGGTGCTAGTGGCATGAGCATGGTGTTGGCTGGAATTATCAAGAAGTACAAGCGTACCTTGAGTAACTTCCAGGAAGACTTCCTTATTCCGTTCATCAAGAAAGCTGCCTTCCGTTATATGCAGTTTGACCCTGAGCGTTATCCTTCTGTGGACATGAACTTCATTCCCACTGGTAATTTGGGTATTATGGCTCGTGAATATGAGCAACAACAGCTCATCGGACTGCTACAAACGTTAGGGCCTGATACTCCGGTGCTACCGATCATCCTGAAAGGTATCCTGGCTAACAGTTCTCTGTCCAACAGGGCTGAACTTGTGCAGGC